CTCGGATTTGTCGGTACGACCATTGATCGAAGCGGTTTGACCATCGAGGACTTGCTGGTAATGCTCGATACCGTTCTGCCAGCGATGGCAGTCAACAGCAGTGATGCGGCAATCCTGGCTATCGGTGCTAACAACGCCGGGGCCGGTATCTCGCCGACTGACCAGGCCAACTACCTGGCAAACATCAACAAGCTGAAGGCGAAGGGCTTCGGCAAGATCCTCTGCCGCGCCATTCTGCCTCCGAACGAAGACCCGAGCATGGCAGACCCAGCCAACGCTCTGTTGAAGAGTGTGGTTGACAACCTGGCTGATCCGAATGTCATTTGGATCGCAACTCGCACTTGGTCCCCGTGGGGGACTGAGGATGGTGCTCACCCAACTGCGGCTGGATATCGAACTCTCGCCGGTTACGCAATACCAGCCTATGGAGCGGTGCTCTAGGAGAACTATATGTCGAAGACGGGAATCAACCGAGATGAGACAGAAGTGTTCCTTTCTGAGATCTCCCGTCATGGATTGATCGGAAAGGCGTGTCGGGTTGCTGGAGTGACTCGGGCATGGTATCGCACTCAGATGCTCAACGCCGAATTCGCTGAGGCATTCGCGGACGCGGAGGAAGATGCCACGGACCGCCTGGAGTACCAGGCCCGTGCCGAAGCTATGGACGGTAGTGAAAAGCTTCTGACCTACCTGCTCGACCAGAAACGCTACAAGAAAACGAACGACGGCAGTCTTGCTGGTATCCAGCCTGTTGTCACCGTTACCATCGGAGGCTAGGCATGATCAAGACACTAAAAGAGGCATTCGCCCTCTTGCCCGAGAAAATGCGCAAACCTGCAGCCGGTCAAATGGTTCTGGCCATCTGCTGCCAGGAATCGAACCTCGTCTACCGACGCCAACTCGGGAACGGACCGGCACGAGGATTACCCCAGTTCGAGAAAGGCAACGCGAAGACTCATGGCGGTGTGTGGGGCGTTATGAACCACAAGGCCTCGCGTGACCTGGCTCGGGAAGTCTGCGTAGCCCGGGGCATCCGCGATCCGAACAATATCGAGTCCATCTGGGCCGCGCTCGAGTTCGACGATGTCCTGGCGCTAGCCCTCGCTCGCCTCCTCCTGTGGACTGACTCGAAGCCAATGCCTGAGTACCAGGCGGAAGGCTGGGACACCTACCTGCGTGTGTGGAACCCCGGTAAGCCCCTCCCGAATAAATGGCCAGCCTCATGGGCTACTGCGCGAGGAATCATGGATGGACGCTGAGACCCGCTGGTGGGTCAAGCTTGTCTCTTACATCGCCCTTTCGATGGTCGGGGGTTTCCTCGGCTATCTGATGCGCGCCTTCGACTCGGGACAGAAGCCCAATTTGGCCAGGTTCCTGGTTGAAGGCTTCGCCGCCGGATTTGCTGGCGTGCTGATACTGCTTCTCTGTCGTGCGGCGGGCATAGGCGAAGAAATGACGGGCGTGATCGTCGGTGTGGGTGGATGGCTGGGAGCTTCGGCCACCATTCGCAAACTGGAACCCTATGTCTTCAAAAGGGCGGGAATCAGTAATGAGCCTGATAACGAGCAAACTTAGACTTTATGTCGAGTACGCCATCATCGCGGTGCTGATCGCTACTGTGGGATTGGCTGTTACTCTGAAGATGCAGACTTACCGTCAGGAAATCAGCATCACCAACCTTTCAACGGGCTTGGAGAATGCCAAGGGGCAGATCGAGGTAATAACCAGCGTCAACGAGGCTCAGGAGGGGGTTATTAAAACTCTCAGCGGTCAAAGGGAGTCTGACAACAAGGCAGTAACTCAGTTGCTGGATACCTACCAGAAACTCCGAGACGCGGATCAAAAGATAAGGTCCAAACTCGACACCCTGGAGAAAACCGATGTTCAAGCTAAGACCTATTTTGATTCTGTTATCCCTGAGTCTGTTGCTTGCGTGTACGACGACTCCTGCGCCGATCCCCCAGACGGTGGTCAAAAGGGAAACAGTCAAACTGACTCCACCCTCGGCCCTGTTACGTCCCTGTTACTTGCCCCAGAAGAAAAGGCCCGCAACTCAGAAGGAGGCTACGGGCATCTACCTGGATTGGAAGAACAGCGCGGAGACTTGCGCGGCGGGAATGCAAGAACTCATTGACTGGTACGCCAAATGAAACATCAAACCCAGCCGACTACCGATTCTTGTGTGGTGACTTGCTGCGCCATGCTGGCAGGCAAACCAGCCAAGATGACCTACGAACACTTTCACGAGAAGTTGTGGGCTCGTAAGGTGGATACCGAGTGGATCCTGGGAGCACTCGATATCCAGTTCCGTCGAACGTTCTACGAAGGCGGAACGGTTTTCCGGGGTCGGGTCTACCTGGCGGTGGTGCCGTCACTGAATACCCGCAACGAGTTCCACCAGGTGATCATTGATTGCCGAGGTGAGGACATCGTAGTGCTGGACCCGGCACAAGGCGTTCCCGGGAAGTTCTACTACGCCTGGCAACCAGAGAAAGGCGAAGACGAGTGGGCCGTGCCCCTAGTCTCCTGGCTCAACGAGTTCGAGGTAGTCCCGAATGAGCAATGTCTTCTCGATTGAAGGTAGACCGGTGGAAGGTGCAACGCCTAATCGCGAGACCGTTGAGTTCCTCGAGTCTTTAGTCGAACGGGCCAAGACCGGGGACATCAAAGCTGTCGCCATCGCGATGATTACCGAGGCGGATGGCGCAGTCACCTGCTACGTCGCCAGCAACCGAAAGTTTAGTCTTATAGGCGCCGTTTCCTGGCTCCACCAGCGTCTTTTGGACGATTAGAGCGGGGGTAGCCGGGGGTAATCGCCGTTTTACGCCCTCACAAGCCCCTCAGGACGCCTCAGCGCCCCTGAATAACGATGGGTCAGTGACCTTATGCAGCTACCACTGGATTTTAAGCTTCACCTCAAACAAGGCTCTGCCCTACTGAGCAAAGCGACCGAGATTCTTTACGGTGGCGCGGCAGGCGGAGGCAAGAGTCACCTGATGCGGGTTCTAGCCATATTGCTGTGCACTCTGGTCCCCAACCTGCAGGTATACATCTTTCGTAAACACTTTGGCGACCTGTACAAGAACCACATGGAAGGACCCTCGGGTTTCCCCATGCTCCTGTGGCCCTGGATCAACGCCAAGCTCTGCAAGGTAAACGTCGGCAAGAACTACATAGAATTCTGGAACGGCGCGAAGATTCACCTGTGCCACCTCCAACATGAGAAGGACCTTCTGAAGTATCAAGGGGCCGAGATTCACGTTCTGCTGATGGACGAACTGACTCACTTCACTGAAAAGGAATATCGCTTTCTTCGGGCACGGGTTCGGAAAGGTTCTCTGGAGGTTCCAGAAAAAGAACTGATGCCTGGACTGCTCCTGTCCGAGAAGTTGCCCCTGATTGTGTGTGGTAGTAACCCGGGATCGATTGGCCATATCTGGGTCAAACGGGCATTCGTCGAATATGCGCCTCCGCTCGAGGTCAACCGGACTCGTAAGGCAGAAGGCGGCATGTTGCGGGCATACATCCCCGCGAAGCTACAAGACAACCCGACACTGATGGAAAACGATCCGGACTACATCGACAGGCTCGAGGGCCTAGGTGACCCGGCGTTGATTAAAGCCATGCGAGACGGCGACTGGAACATCGTTGCAGGTGGTGCCTTCGACGATGTGTGGGATGAAGAACATCTGGTTGTTCCTCGTTTCCCAGTCCCTCGCGGCTGGCGATTGGATCGATCTTTCGACTGGGGTTCTTCGCACCCTGCCTCTGTGGGGTGGTGGGCTGAGAGCAACGGGGAAGAGGTCACGTATATGGAACGCAGGTTTGAGAATGGAATGCTCGAAGAGTTCGAGGTCACGAGGTGTTTCCCACGCGGGTCGTTTATTCGATTCGCTGAGTGGTACATCACCAAGGAGATTGGATCGAACAAGGGAGAGAAGCTCTCAGCCAAGGAAATTGCGCTCGGTATTAAGAAACGTGAAAAGGACATGCTTGACCAAGGCTGGATTAAGGGAACCGTGCTCCCTGGTCCCGCTGACTCACAGATCTACCAGACCACACAGTCGGATGTTCCGACCATAGGCGACAAGATGTCCGATGAGGGCATTCGCTGGATACCGGCCAACAAGGCGCCCGGTACTCGCATTAACGGTCTCGAACTGGTTCGGGGTCGCATGAAAGAAAGAGAAGGTCCCGGCATCTACTTCATGAATAACTGCCGTGCAGCTATTTCTATCCTGCCTGGACTGCCTCGCGATCCCGATAACACCGAGGACGTAGACACCGATTCCGAAGATCACCTCTATGACGATGTTCGTTATAAGTGCCTCGGACCTAAGCCTATGGCCACAAAGCTCAAAGGGAGACACGCAAATGAGCGTTGATTACATCCGCAAAGAGGTCAGCGACCTTAAGCCAATCTACAAGATGATCCGAGATGTTCTCGGGGGTCCATCGAGGGTGAAGGCCGCAGGAACTACCTATTTGCCAATACCGG